GCGTCTGCAATAAATGCTGAAAGATTGTTCATGAAGTTGGTTTTCCGAATTTCTGAATACGCCTTGAAAATATCATCATGCGGTGTCGCCGGGACAATACATTGAAACCTATATTTTAAAATTCGTTCAATCTCTATAAGTGTATTTTTCAGAGAGACATCGTCGCGATCGTGCGGTGCATGGTTATTCATAGCAAGAATAGTCATAGCCAGACCGCAAGGCATTTTATCTCTCTTATGGTCACACCATGCTTTCAGATATCTGACGATTTTAACAAGCTGGGGATTATCTCGTTTCCCTTGTTGGAATGCTTCTACCATTTCCTTAGGATCATCAAGGCGCCAATCTTCATCTTTAATTGCCAGTCGAGGATGATACTCTATGTCTTGATCAAAAAGATATACAGGGAGATCTATATTATATCCAGCCTTGTAATCGACTGTAATACATTTCTTCTTGTGGGTAACCGTCGAATCTACAATTCCATCAACTGCATCTTTTACCCAACTTTGCAGAGTTTTACAATCGACGTCTTCCGGATTATTCTTGAAATAAACGCCATCATCGAGGTCGCAGGTGTCATCCTTCGTTCGAATAGACGTACCCATTTTATATGAGCCTTGTATATAAAATGAGGGTTTATATTTCGAATGATTTTCATCGAAATATTTTTTAATAGTCTTCCGAAGATGGTCACGAGAAGTCATCAGGCGATCCCGTTTACTTGCAGTAATCTGTAGTTCACCATTGAACTGTGAAAATAAATTATGTGTATTTGCCATATCGAACAGATTCTTTTATTCTAAAAAACAGAAACCATTGCAAAGTTAGGTATTATCCACTTAATGCAGATGCCTGAAAACAAAAAAGTTATTAACAATTTATGCTGTTTTAGCGCGAATTCAAAAAATAGTAATTAGATATACAAGAATGTTTTTTCGAAAATGTGATTGGACTTATTATGATAGTAATATTCGATCCGTAGCTTTACTAGCCATAATTTTTATAAGAGCCTTTTATTCTCTCCATACATTCGATTCATCCACATGGCAAAGAGTTTGTCCGTCACGGAAAAAACCTTGTTGATTTCGGTTATGATGTCCTTTTCGAGCAGCTTCTTCACTGCCGACTGAACGGAACTCGCCGACGCCAAACTATGTCGCTTGATAAACGCTGCCGAGGTAATCCGTTCCGCTTCGCCATCTTTGGCGATGGCATAGAGCAGTTCTTTCTGCTTTTCGGGGATGTTCGACAGAATTTCGCGGAAAATCGTATCGTTCGAGGCAATCATGTTGTCGATTGCCGCTCGGAGGGTTTGGAGCGTACACTCATCGCCTTCGGGTGTGTCGGCGAATGCCTCGTTGAACGTCTTCTGAACGTAGTAGGTATGCCCCTTGAACAGATTGTAAACACGCACTACATCGTCGGGCGCAATTCGTCGGTTCCGTTTCTCGAAATGGCCGACGATGAACGGAATATATATTTCAGGAACGATCACCTTCAGCTCCAGCATATCCGCGCTATGGTAGAACGGACGTGCTGCCGACGTGAACATCTCCTGCATCATGTGGCGCTCGCTGCCCGCGAAGATGAAGTTGCAGTTGCGCAACTTTTGAATATGGGTTCGCAACTGTGCTTCGATATTCTTCTCGGGATATTTGGCGATCTGCTGAAACTCGTCGATAGCCACGATGCACGGCTTGTCCGCATAGGCAAGGTATTGGAAAATTTCATCCAGCGTATATTCAGGGCGGTCGATGTCGCCTAACTCCACGTTGAAGGTCGGCATGCTCGAAATAGGATCGAATCCGAATTTGCCGCTGATGGACTTGATAGTCTGGATAAACAGATCGGCCATCTTGCGGCTGCGCGGCAGCAGGGTTTCGTATATCTCGCGTCCCAAAAGATAGGTAAATTCCCGCAGGCTCGACGTATGCAGGATGTCTATGAAGAACGTATAGTATTCATCAGCTATTTCGGGTTTGTCGTAGCAAAACCGAATCAGTCCCGTTTTGCCCATACGGCGCGGAGAGATGATTACCATATTGTTCCCGTTCGTAATGGATTTGACGAGCCGTGCCGATTCTGTAATGCGGTCGCAGAAATATTCAGGGTCTATTTTTCCCGTTACGATGAACGGATTCGTTATTTTTGCCATAAGAACTATTTTTACAAAAATAATTATTTAACACGAATTATGCAAATAAAATAATTTTATTATGTCGATTATCGTCTATTCGGGGCGTCTTTTCTTTTTCAGTTCAGCCTTCTGTCCTTGCTCATCGATATCTTCCAAACTATTTCAGGAATGATCGCTCGCTCGATGATCCAACGTCTGAAAATCGAGGCCTCTCGCGAATCGAGCCGAAAGGCCAGCGCTGTAATCATTTCGAGCGAGTAAACCTCGACCGAGCTGCCGTCTTTGTAGCGTATCATGCGGCAAGTATCTTCTTCGCGCAAAATGCCGCTCTTGCGGATAGAGCGGATATTGGCTCCGACGGCCAATACGAAGACGCAGAACAAGTCGGCGATCTGGGGCTGCGTTAGCCACACGCCGCCGCTCGTCGGACGAATGGTCACTCGGTCGTTTTCGATGGTTATGGGTTGCATGGTCATCTTCATGTTATTCAAATTATTTAATTCGTCATTTTACAAGTGCGGTATTTCCTTCGTCTCGATTTTTCGGTCGGCTGATCCTCGCAAAGTTCGAGCGGACGGCTGCTCATGTCGCTTTTCAAGCGGCGCATATCGTCCTCCACCTTGGTGCCGGTCACGTGGGCGTAAATCTGTGTGGTTACTATTCGCTTGTGCCCCATCATGCGGCTGACGGCTTCGATCGGCACGCCCAGCGACAGCGTAATGTGCGTTCCGAAATTATGGCGCGCCATGTGGAAGGTCAGATGCTCGATGCCATAGAAAGCACCCAGCTTGCGAATCAACGGTTGCAGCTTGCTGCACGAGCAGACGGGCAGCAGCCGCTCGTCGGTGCGTTCCGCCCTGTATTTTTCGAGGATGCGCAGCGGCACTTCCAACAGCGGCACGACCGATTCCGTGTCGGTCTTCTGCCGTCGGATGCGGATTCGCTGCGAGCCGTCGTCCGCCCGTTCGAGATGTTCGGGTGAGAGGCGTTTCAGATCGGCATAGGCCAGCCCCGTGAAGGTCGAGAAGATGAACCAGTCGCGCGTACGCTGCAACTCGGCGTCGGCGACCGGCTCCGCGAGCAGCCGTTCGAGATCTTCGGATTTCAGATGGCGACTCTTGCGCTTGGGCAGTTCGGGATGCAGGTCGCGGTAAGGGTCGCAGCGCAGCGTCCCCTGACCGACGGCCCGGCGGGTCATCTTCTTCAATCGGTAGAGATGCTCGTGTACGGCTTTTATCCCCAAGCCGCGCTCCGTGCGCAGGAACAGATCGAACGCATCGTAGAACGTCGCGTCGAGACTGCGCAGCGCAATGTCCTCCGCTGCGTATTCTTTCCACACGAACGCCGCGAGGTGGTTATAGGAGTTTTCATAGCTGGCGAGGGTCTCTTTCGTGCGGTCGATGCCGACCCGCCTGCCGAACTCCTCGTTGTGCTCCCGAAACAACGCCAGCAGCATCGTCGGCTTCTGCCCGATGCCCCTCACGGCATTCTTTACCGCTTCGGCCGTTACGAATCCGAGATCGCGGCGGATACGTTCGTAATGACTGCGGATGATCTCCGTAAGACGGTCGATCGCACGGTTCACTTCCGACGCGTTGCGGCTTTTGCCGTCGGCGCGTCCCGTCGTCGGATTCCAGAGCGCGGGGTCGACGCTGACCTTCGTACCGATCTGTTCGGAAGCGGCGTCGATGCTGATTTTGCATAGGAGCTGGCACATGCCGTCCTTGCGGACTTTCGTGCGGTTGATGTAGAACAGCACGGCGAATGTGCTGCGGCGTTTTATGGGTTGATTATCGAGTTGCATATATTCGAGTATTAAATGGCGACGTTCGAGAACCGTCCTGCGATGCAGCCGTCGAGCTGTCGGGTGTCGGTTTCGATCTTGCCGTCGGTTACCTCGGCGTAAATCTGCGTCGTGTCGATGCGGCTGTGCCCCAACATGCGGCTGACCGTTTCGATAGGCACGCCGTGCGAGAGCGTGATCTCCGTCGCATAGGTGTGGCGCGCCATGTGAAAGGTCAGCCTGCGGTCGATGCCGCAGAGGGCGGCGATCGTTTTCAAGGCTGCGTTGATCGCGCTGTTGCAGTACATCGGCAGCAGCTTGCCCTCCGGCGCGAGGCCGTCGTACTTATCGAGAATCCGCAGCGGCAGGTCGAGCAGCGGTATCTCGAACTCCACATTCGTCTTTTCCCGCATCGCTTTAATCCATACTGTTCCGTCTTCGGCCGTTTCGAGGTTCGCGGCGGTCAGCCGGCATAGGTCGCTATAGCTGATCCCCGTATAGCAGGAAAAGAGAAACAGATCGCGGATATGGTACAGATTCGACGTCGGGAGTGGCGTGGTCATCAACCGATGCAGCTCCTCGCGGGTCAGGTATCGCTGCTGGCGACGCGGGCGCTGCGGTTCGTATTCGGCGAACGGGTCGGTCGTGAAGATTCCCGAGGAGATCGCCTTGCCGATGACCGTTTTCAAGCGGGACATGAGCAGAACGATCGTAGAGGGAGCCAACCGACACTCCGTACGCAAGTACAGATCGAACTTGTCGATAAAAGAACGATCCAAAGCCCCGAACGGCAAATCCGTCAGATTGAACTTCGCCGACAAAAAACGAGACAGGTGTTTAAAAGTATTCTTGTAGCACGCTGCAGACTTCGCAGAGCGATCGACGCCGACATGCTTCTCGAAGCGTTCGATGAATTGTCCGAAATAACCGAGCAGCGTCTCCTGCCCCGATGCCATACCCAACAGCCGGCATTTGACCTCCTCGGCCGTTACCCGCGCGTGAACGGCCGACAGCTCGCGGCAAATGGCGATAGCCGAAGCCCGCATTTCATCCAGACGGCGGTTGATTTCGACCGCCACGGCGCTCTTGCCCTTCATGCGTCCCGACGTCCATAACGACCATGGGACCGTGAGTTTCGTGCCGAAGACGCACTGCGACCGGCCCACGGCAAGCCGAGCCATCACGGGGCAACGGCCCGCAGCATCCGATTCGGTTCTTTTGAGGTAGAACGACACCTTTACTTCCTCCTGTTTCATAACCCTGATACCTGTTTGCAAAATTAACTGATATAGAGCTATTTGAAACCATGAAAAATACAGCCGAATATGGAAACAAAACCCTCATCCGGCGTTTCGATCCCGTCTTTTTACT